ACCGGCAGATGGCGGCACTGTACGCGTCCGAACCCGGCTACGCGGGCGCGCGCGCGGGCCTGCTCGAGGCGGCCCGGCCGTTTCTCGACGACGGCCTGCCGCTGTTGCGGGAGCAGGCGCGCGACGAGCATGGCCGGTTCGCGCCGGGCGGCGGCAGTCCCGACACCGGCGGTGGGGTGCGGGCGGCGTTGGCGCAGGCGTCGACCCTGGACGAGCTGAACGCGGCTGCGGAGGCGGAGGCGGAACGGATCACCGGCCGGCATCCCGGGTCGAAAAGCGAGCCGGTCAAATTCAGTTACAAAGGCTCCGATTTGCAGATCGCCCGGGAACACACTGAGGGCATCCTGCGCGGGTTGGAACGCTTCCCCAACGCACCCCTACGGCAGGTCAGCGACTACGACGGGTTCGCCGACTGGGGGGGTATGCAATCCGACGCTATGGCGTTCGCGTCGATGGGCTACACCCAGGGTTCGATCAACTTCAACACCTACTATTCGGGCGACCCCGCCCGGTACGGGCGGGCGCTGTTCTACAGCGGCAAAAGTGGGCATCTCACCGACGCGACCACGATGGGGGTGGCCACCCACGAATTCGGGCACATCCTCACCAGCCGCCACGGCGACAAAGGCACACCGCCGAAGGTGCCGGCCAAAAAAATCGCCACCGAGATGAGGCCAGAAGGCAAGACCACTCACGCATATGTGCATGATCAGATCTCCGAATACGCCGCCGCCAACAGCCACGAACTAAACGCCGAGGCGTTCGCCGACGTCGTATCGCACGGGGCGGGGGCGGCACCCCTGTCCGCGGCAATCTATGAACAGATCACGGCCCTGTACCCGCCGGGCGGGCCGCCACCACCCAACCCCTACGGGCGCTAAGGCGGCAAGCCATGAACATCCGACCACCCACCCAATGCCTATCGTGTGTGCACTGGGTATCTCCGCTGGACCGCACCGACGCCGACTCCGACGGGGCCCAACCCACCCAGACGTGTGCGGCGTTCCCGCTGCCCGAAGGCATCCCCGACGTGATCTGGTCAAATCAGGCCGATCATCGACAGCCCTACCCTGGTGATCACGGCGTGCAGTGGACTGCCCGGGACGGCGAACAGTTCCCCGAGTGGGCGCTGGTGACGAAAGGAGGCACCACCTGATGTCCGAATACCAGTACCGTTCGTTCGCGCCGGATTTGCAGGTCCGCTCCGGCGGCGACGGGCGCACCATCATGGGCATCGCGGTGCCCTACAACGCACCCACCCGCATCGACGAGTCGCTGGTGGAGGAGTTCGTGCGGGGGGCGTTCAACCACCAGCTCGGCGCCCCGTCAAAGGTCAAATTCGCGCGGGAACACATGCTGCTCGGCGGCACCCTCATCGGGGCGGCGACGCTGCTACGCGACGACCCGGCCGGGCTGTATGTGGAGTTGCGCACCTCCCGCACCCCGGTCGGTGAGGAAACGTTGGAACTGGTCAAAGACGGCGCCCTCAACCAGCTTTCGATCATGTTCCAGGCCCGGCAGGACCGGCGCGCCCCGGGCGGTGTCACGCAGCGGGTCAAAGCCCACCTCGGGGAGGTGGCGGTAGTCATGCAAGGCGCCTACGGCGAGCTGGCCGCCGCGGTCGGGGTCCGCTCCGGTACGGGTGAGCCGGTGGAACGCACCGACGAGGAACTACGCCGGCAGGCTGAGGAGTATCTGATGGGCGGCGGGCTGCCCACCCCGAAGGACTACGACCTTGAGATTCGGGCCATCAAACTGGGCCTGCCATACGCAAGCTGACCACCCCGGTTCGGGCTGTCATCTAACCAGGTTCGCCGCTCACGGCTGATACTGTGCGATAGCAACCAAGAACCACGACGCCGACACCCCCGCCCCTGGCACGCGGACACCCTGGCCAATCATCGCGACGCCAACACCCCCGCCTATGCACGCGGACACCCCGGCCTCTCGCTGGAACCAGATTCCTGACTTTGGGAGTGATACCAACGTGGCCGACAACGTCTACCTGAGAGCGCTCAGGGAGCAGTACGACTCGCTGAAAAAGTCCATTGAGGGCTTGCAGCAGCGGGCGGCGGAAGCAAAACGCGACCTGACCAACGAGGAGCTGCGGTCGGTCATCGAACAGGGCGAGAAGGCCAAAGCCCTGTTCACCCAGATCGAAGACCTGACCGACATCGAACTGCGCAACGCCAAGGTCGCCGAAATGAACGCGAAGGTGGCCGAGGCCACCAGCCGCAGCTTCACCGCAACCGGAGATCCTGACGCCGTGGCTGGCGCTGGCGCGGCGTTCGCCGGTCAGGGCGGCACCAACGGCGACGGGTTCGTTCCCGTCGGCGGTGCCCGCACCAGCGACCGGGACCCCGGGTTCTACACCCGCGACTCCAAATTCTCCTTCGTCGGTGACCAGTTCCGGGCCGCCCAGCTGGGCGACAAGGAAGCTGTGCAGCGGCTGACCCAACACACCAACGCCATGCGCGACAACGTGCACCTGCGTGACGTGCTCGGCACCACCACCGGCGGCGGCGTCGGCCTCATCCCGCCCGTGTGGCTGGCCGACCAGTACGCCGGCATTCTTCACCGCCGGCTGCGGGTCGCCGCCCAACTGCGGCAGGTGCCGTGGGCCGGTCCGTACCCGTGGACCATCCCCGTGGCGTCCAACCCGGTTGTCCTGTCGACCCTCGCCGAGGGCGGCGCCGGCAGCATCGAAACCGACCCGACCTACACGACGATCACGGTCCTGCCGTCCAACATCAGCGGCTATTCGGAGGTGTCCCGGCAGATGCTCGAGGCGGCCAACCCGGCCGTCGACTCCATCATCTGGGGCGACATGCTCGGCGCGTTCTACGACATGGCCGAAACCAACACCATCGCCGCGATTGAGGCCACCGCCGGAATCAACGTGGTCACGGTCCTGTTCCAGTCCACCGCCGACATGCGCGGCGGCATCCTCGACGGCATCGCCGCGATTGAAGACAACGGCGGCGGCGACGGTGACCTGTTCTTCTCCCGCCGGGTCCGCTGGCACCAGTACCTGAAACTGGTCGACACCACCGGCCGGCCCATCGTGGTCAACAACCAGTCATACGGCCCCACCAACGCCATCGGCATGGGCGGCGCCGTGGGCGGGTTCCGCAACGCGGTCGTCGGCGAGCTGGAAAGCCTGCCGGTGGTCACATCCCCGACGGTCAACGCCTCCCGCGGCTACGTCGTCAACTCGCAGGAACTGCTGTTCTCCATCTCCCCGCCCATGCAGTTCTCCTTCGAACAGCCCGCCGGTCCGCAGCTGATCCGCATCGGTGTGTGGGGCTACATGGCGGCGGTGCCCAACCGCCGGCCCAAGTCCATCACCCGCGTGCATTTCAGCGCGTTCTGATCCACGTCCCGGCCCGCCGCTCTAGGGGATGTGGAACGGCGGGCCGGGGCTTCACATCCCCAACCCGAACGGAGAACCACCAGTGGCCCGAGTCGAGATCAACAACGGAGGGCACCAGGTCGTCGTCGACGACCCCAACGGGCAGCGCCAAGACGTCGCCCGCGACGCCCGCAAGCTGTGGGAAAAAACCAAACTCCAACCGGGTGAGGTCGGATTCCAACGCACCCCGCCGATCGAGCTGGGGCGGTGAGCATGAGCAGCGGCAACGGGCAGGTCCAGATCGCGTTCCTGCACAAGGACCAGGTGTCCTACTCCTGGGTGGACTCGATGCGGCGCCTCATCGCCCACGACATCGCCGGGCCGCAGCGGTTGGCCAAGGGCGGCGAACCTTTGAACATCCGTTGCTCCACCGGCCAACTGGTGCCCTCCCGCAACTACGCCGTCCAACTGTTCCTCGACAAAACCGACGCCGAGTGGATGTGGTTCATAGACACCGATATGGGTTTTCGACCAGACACGGTTGACCAGCTGCTCAAGGCCGCCGACCCGGACACGGCCCCCGTCGTCGGGGCGTTGTGCTTCGCCCAGCATTTCAAGGGCTACGACGGCATGGGCGGCATGCGCACCCAGATCGCGCCCACCATGTACCGAATCGGGCAGCAGGTGGAGACCGGGTTTCACACGTTCTCCTACTTCGGCGAGTACCCCCTGGATGAGGTCGTCACGGTCGCCGTCACCGGAATGGGTTGCATTCTGATCCACCGCAGCGCGTTGGAGCGGGTCCGGGTCAAGTACGGGGACCGCTGGTTCGATCAGGTCGTCGGCGAAACCGGGCAGATTGTTGGCGAGGACTTTTCCCTCTGCCTGCGTATGGGCACCCTCGGCATTCCGGTGCACGTGCATACCGGCGTGCCCACCACCCACCACAAAGAGGTTTGGCTGGGTGAGGATGACTACCTGGCCCAGCTGATGGCCGATGCGGTCGACCCGGCCGCCCTGTCCCAGTCCATCGCCCGCGCGCAGGGGCAGGAGCCGCCGCCGAAAACGTGGACCGTCCCCCGGTATGCGATCGTCCCAACCCGCAACCGGCCGGCCCGGCTGCTCGCCCTCGTCTACGCCCTGTCCGCCCAATGCGACTACATCGTCGTACTCGACAACGGCTCCGACCCGCCCGTCGATCAGGACAAGCTCGCATTCGCGGCCGGGCGGGCGCACGTGACGGTGATCCGCGACCCGGAGCAGCCGCCCAACCTGTCCCGGTTCTGGAATGTCATGTTTGACTTCTGCGCCGAGCTGGCGAACGGCCAGGACGTCTGGGACGTGGCCGTGTTCAACGACGACACGATGGTGCCCGAGGGCTGGTATGACGTTGTCGCGGCGGCGCTGCGCGGACATGACACGGCGGTGGTCGCGCACACCGGCGACCGGCCGGTGGCCGAGCCGGACCTGCTGACAGAGTTCCCGTTCGAACGGTCCCGGCGGATGGCGCCGCACGCGTTCCTGGTCCGCGGCGAGGTCGGGCTGCGTTCCGACGAGTCGATGCGGTGGTGGTATTTCGACGACGACTTTTCCCGGCAGGCCATCCAGGCCGGCGGCGTGTTGGCCGTCCCCGGCCCGGTGGCGATCAACTCAGCCGCCAACCAGACCACCCACGGGCCGCTGGCCGAGCAGGCGGTCAAGGACCGGGACACGTTCCATGCGAAGTGGTCGCAATGATCGGCTACGGGGTGTGCGTCGGGACGTGGGACAAGTTCGCCACGTACGTCGCCCCCCACGTGGCCGGCCCGCTGATGGCCGTGTCCGGTCACACGTCCATCTGCGTCGCCTATAACAAGATCCTCGACTACTACCGGGACAGGCCCGACCTCGAGGCGGTCGTGCTGCTCCACGACGACCTGCAGATCACCGACCCCGACTTTGAAGACAAGCTGCGGGCCGCCCTGTGGCCCGGTGGTGTGGCCATCGTCGGGGTGTGCGGCGGCCCGTCGGGCGAGTCGCTGGCCTGGTGGGAGCCGCCCGGATGTGTTGGGCATCAGATGACCGACTCCGGCCTGATCGACTTCGGCCCGCGGTCCGGTGACGTCGCCATCGTCGACGGCAGCCTGATGGCGCTGAGCCCCTGGGCCGTCGCCGCACTGCGTTTCGACGAGCGTTATCAGGGCTTCCACGGCTACCCGCACATCTGCCGCGACGCCATCGCCGGTGGGGAACGCGTCGTGGTCGCCGACATTGACACCCACCACCACACGACGGTCGGGTTCAAATCCCGCCAGATACAGCGGTCGTTCACGGTCACCAACTGGATGTATCAGGCTGAGGGGGCGGCCCGGTGAAACGCACTGCCTGCTCCGCCTGCGGGTCGCCGGACCTGGACCAGTTCCTTGACCTCGGTGTGTCCCCGGTCGCCGACGCGTACACCGCCACGGCCGACGAGGAATCACCCACCTACCCGCTGCAGGTGGCGGTGTGCGCCAAATGCAAACTGGTGCAACTCCTCGAGGTCCTGCCCGCTGAGGTCCTGTTCGGCACCGGCTATTCGTTCTACTCGTCGGCCAGCCCACCGCTGTCGGCCTACCACGCCGACTACGCCGCCGACGTTCTCAGCCTCTACCGCGACATTGCCCGCCGCGGCCTGTTGGAGATCGGCTGCAACGACGGCGACATGCTGCGCCACTTCCCCTACCGGTCAGCCCTGGGCGTCGACCCGGCCGCCGGCCCGGCCGCGGCCGCCCGCGAGCGCGGGTGTGAGGTGCTGGTCGAACCGTTCAGCCTCGCCCTGGCGGAACGCATCCGCGACCAACGCGGACCCTTCGGTGTGATCATCGCCAACCATGTGCTGGCCCACGTCGAAGACGTCTCCGACGTCCTGGCCGGCATCGCCCACCTGATGGGCGCCGATTCGGCGGCCCTGGTCGAAGTGCAGTACCTGCCCGACCTGCTGGTCAACAACGCGTT